AATTTGTACCTATAACTAAAGTTTCTGCTATTCTAATTCTTCTTTTTGAGTTCTTTTTTGATTAATTTGTTCAACAATAGAATTAGACTTTCCTATTTCAGGAACAACATTAGGAACATCATTTCCTTCTTTAGTTACTGAATTATAAGGATTATATGGAAATTCGTCTTGTGTGTTTATATTATGTATATAATAGTATGGTCTCTTCCAATCAGGTTTCAACCATGCATTAGTAGAAATTTTAGCTGAAATATCAGCTGTAAGTCTAGTTGCAGGAAAATGTACATAATTACCTTGTCTATAACATTTGTAAGGTTTAGTTAATTCATAAAAACACTCACAACTCAATAAATGAAAGTAATCACTTGGTAAATTAAATTCATAAACAGCAGGCTACTAAGTAGACCACATATTATATCTTTCTTTTACAAGATTGTTTTCATCATTAATTTTAATTATAGCATTGGACTTTAAAACATGTAAATCATCTCCTGTCTACTAAGAAGTATCATATACGTTATATCTTTTATTAACGTATTGATATGATGCTTTACGAGCATAATAGTTAAAGTCTTCTAACAGAAGATTGGGAGCAGAATCTTTATCGATTTCGATAAGAACTGCTTCGTACATTTCCTTTAATGTCATTACGCTTTAGTTTCTTTAGTAATTAAATCAGGATAAGTATCTTGTTTAATCAATTTAAGTATATTAGCGTTTTTAGGATCCTTTAAGAATAATATGACAGCGTCATCTGTAGCTCCTAAAACAATATTATCTGCATAGTAATAAACTCTATTCTTATAATTAATAATATGTTTATCTCTTGCTTCGATAAATAATAATCTAATTGAGGTATCTCCTCCAGTATATAAATCTATAATTTTTTGAGGATCGTTGTCAGCAATATTAAGTAAGAATTCTGTTACATCGGCATCAGGCATTCCACTCATTTTATGACCAAGAAGTCTTGCCATAAGTACTCTTCCATCATTTCCTCTTTCATCATTATAAATGTATGTTTCAGCATCATGCTTCAACTTACGTTTAGAAACTCTTCTATTACTTTCAACTCCAGGACGTACCACATAAAGTTCTGCAACTCCATATCTTTTAGCATCACCATTAATTAAAGATTTTCCTTCTGAATCTTTTGAATAATAATCAGGAGCAATTAATGGACAATGTTTAACAGCTTCCCATTCAAAACGTTGTCTTGTATCATCAAGATTAAAAGTTTTTCCGTTTCTAAGTTCGAAAGTATCAGTTTCTCTAATCCAATAACGTCTATTTGGATCTAATAATTCTTTTTCTGAAAGAATCATGTTATTATTTGAATCTACAGGTTTTACACAGTCAGGAAACTAACCTGTAACTGGATCTGGAGCAGGATTAGTAGTAACTACCAAATCCACTTTTCCTCTTACACTTTTTAATACTATTGTATTTGAAATATCAGATTGTTTTGTCATATTAATTCATTAAATCATTTTTCTAAAATTATGTCGTAGCGGGATGAAAGCCGCTACGACATTATCTGCTAATAAATCACATCTATCTAAATATGTGTGCTCTATAAGGATTAAATAAAGCTAAACTTGAATATCCCCAAAGAATTCTCTTAGCACCAGCTACTGGTGTAGATACTTCACCCGAAGATAATCCATTAAGACCACCAGGTCCTACCATATAGTTAGATATAATATCTTTACCTTTCAATGCAAACATACCCACAGGTGGTTGTTTTGAGTCGCCAGTAACGTCAAGTGCAAGAGCAAATCCCTTACCTTTACTTCCGAACTCTCTAGTGAGGTTTCTATCAACCTTAAACGAAATTTCGTTACCAGCAAAACGGTATGTGTCGAATCCTCTAGCACCAACTGACACGTAGTCATTAGCTTTCATTGACCAGAGGAATGTAGCATCTACATGAGTATTCAAAATACGATCTTCAAGAATTTCATTTACGTCATTCCAGAAGTTTTCGTCACAAAGGAACAAATATTTGTTTCCAGTTGGCTTTCTAGCTCTAAAATTAAGTTTATTAATAGCTTCTCTCAAATGAGCCATAGTAAGTTTATTATAAACAGTCTTACTAGCAAATGCTTCTGCTTGAGGAATTAAACCATCATTAATATAGATAGGTCTTCCACCAACTGGATCGAAAATGGTAGGTTTACCATCAGCTCCAACATTACCTTTAGCAAATAACAATGCATTGTTTCTACCTTCCAAGAAAGTATTTAACAAAGTTTGTTCTACACCATCCATTTGATAGATAGTTTCAGATTTTCCGGTTTGTTTGTCATCCTTAGCGATTTTGATGAAAGTATCTTCCATTGCTGCATATCTTTCAGAATAATCAAGATCAAAACGGTGTGTTTGAATATATCCAGTAAATTTCTCTACTGAGCTTTGCCACTTTGTATGTCCCTCTTCCGTGAGACCTCCTATGTTACCATAAGAGACTGACTATATTATTAATTAAGTTAAATATTTATAAATATGTTGTTTATGAGTTTTATTAGTTCCTGCTAAAACTTTCCAAATAGAAGTTCCATTTTCTTTTTCAGCAGCCGTAGCAGATTCATATTCTTTTACAAGATTTCCTTGTAAATCATATTTTCCAACTCTACGTTTTTTATTTTTAATAGTAGGTTTATTATAATTTTCAAGTTTTTCTAATGACCATAAATTTCCATTTTCATCTGGAGATTTAAGTTTTATTGATTTAGTTATATTGGTTTTACATTCTAATTCAGCTTCTTGTTGAGTTTCGTATTCTTTATTAAAACTTCCATCAGAATTATATTTAAAAACAGGCCTGTATTTTATATATTCAGTTCTAGCTTTATCGTAGGATTCTGAATAATTATAACAAACATAATATTTATTATAAATACAATTTCCAACTATACAAGCTTTTCTTATTCCAGAAGAACTTATTCCTGTTTCTCTCTCAGCTTCTGACTGATTTTTAAATTCAAATAAGAATTTTCCATTTAAATCATAAAAATATACTTTCTTACCATGATTTAAACCTAAATTATAATTAGTTAAATCTAGTTTTTCTAATTTATCAGTACTCCAAAAATATCCTTTTGCTTTAGATTTTTTTCTTACTGCATAAGAAATTAAAGTATAATCACAATTTAATTGTAAAGCTGCGTCAGCAAAACTTTTATATTCATTTAAATAATTTCCATTCTCATCATATTGAAAAACTTTTATTCTTTGAGATACTAAACATCCAGAAATTCCTCCTAATATCATATTATATACATCAGAACGTTCTAAAAATTTTTCATTAACTATTTGTTCTTCTAAATCAGAGGCTTCTTCTAATGTATTAAATACAGCTAATGTTTTTCGTTTAAAATTTTTAGGACCGTATTTCTTAACAGCAGCTTGAAATGCTGTTTTAGCATACATATAAGTATAAGGTTGTGTAGCTATTATTCCATTTCCTAAATAACCATCAAAAATATCTGGATTTTCTGTTTTATGTAATCCCACATATATTTTACCATTAATTAAATTTGTTGTTTCATAAACAATATATTTCCAATTTTTCATATTTATTATAATTATTTACTCTTTCGATATTATAAAATATCTACGCCTTGCGGCTAGTCGATGAACCTTATTAATAGTTTTCTGCTAAATTAGAATAGCTATTAATCTTGGCTGCTGATTGTCCTACATTAAATATAGGAGTTCCCAGCAATTAAATAAATTTTCCTAGTGTGCTATTAAGCAGCTAGGGCACAAAGAGTTATTTTATGCATTTCAGGAACATTAGCGGTAATCCATCTTGTTAAACTACCAGGTTGACAAGCTGAATCATCCAAAATAGTGTCATAATTATTACTTACTAAACGACATACACATTCATAATATTGATCGCTCTTTCTAGTTGGTTTAGCAACTACCATACATTGCTAACCTGAGTCCTCAATCTTAAAGATGTCATATTTTTCATAATAAGGCTCTCTAAATGCCATTATAATTTCAGTGCCACCTGCACCGTCACCTTCTGGTGCAGCTGCAAATTCAATTCTCTTAATATAATTTGTAGGAATATCATAAGTATACTGGAATGCATTGATAGATTGATATTTGTTCTTCTTATCGCCTCCAGTATAGAATACATTTCTAAGTGATTCTGTAAGGAAAGAAGCTGTCAAATCATCGTACATTCTAGAAACAACACCTAAATCTTCAGGGTGTGCTCCAAGATACTTGTGAAAATCCTCATAGGTGCGAGTATCCAATTTTCTTAATATATAGCCATTTAAACTATATTTCTTATAATTTACCATCTTATAATGTTGAGACTATATCATCTTCCCGAAGGAAGTCAAGCACTCGTGTTAAATATCAATTACTTTATAAGACATACTTGGAACATTTTTATTTATATATTCTCTAATAATATCTAAAAATTTTCTTCCTTCAATAGATCCGCATCTTAGCATCCATTGAGTATCATCTTTAGCACTATCAGCAGGAACTACATTCCAGTGCATTTGATAATTTTCGTCAAAAAATTTCTAAATAATTTCATTCTATTCTTTAGGTAGATAACTACAAAGTCTAAGAGTATATCCACAATGTTTCTTTTCTCCATTCTAATAAGTATATTTTTTAGTTAAACATCCATCATCCATCCACCATAAAGCAATTGCTTCAGGACTCAAATATTGTAATATTTCAGTTGAAATATATTTTTTTCTATTTTCATTATAAAGAAGTTGCCTAATGGGGATAAAACTTCTAGATTGTTTTTTAAAACTATAAGTAATAAAAGTAGATTCTTTAAATTGTTTTCTATCTTTTAATATGGATCTGTTTCTAATATACTCATGTACTTTAATATCTTTACCTCCACATACGGAATGTAATAATTTTGCTTTATAGATACAATATTCTTTTTGTTTTTCTCCATGTTCTACTTGAATTCTTCCATTGTCATCTATATAGCCATCTCCAAGTAAAAGTCCAATCAAAATGGACATATCTTTTTCTGTTAATTTCATAATCAACTTTTCTTAATATTTAATAGTCGTTGAACCTTCCCATCTAAGGGCTTGGCTGCTGATTTTCCCAAATTTAAGGAGGAATTCCAGCAATTCACTTGATTTTCTAGTAATTTTTCAATTAAAAGGGGCAATACTTTTTACCCATGTTAGGGAGAATAGATACAAAACTAGCTATTTTCATATTATTTAATCATCCAAATCTTCTATTGAAGAATATGTTTTTGGTTTATTTTGTGGTTTTTGAATAACTACTTTAGATTCTGGAGTACTTGGTTTTGCTCCAGCTTTCTTATATTGGTCACTGACCATTTTTATCTATTTTATGAAGTAATCAGAAACACTATTAAAAGTCGCATCACCATTAAGTATAAACCATGCACATTTAACTTGGTTTACTGGATTTTGTAGAGCTTTATAAAGTTCAGTGGTTCCATCTTCTTGTTGTGATAACATGAACTCTGCTAATCTTTCCTTATCAGTATCTTGTAAACTAATATCTAAATTACCAACAGAATCAAATGAATCAATAGCATCAAAGATTTGATTTTTATATTGATTGAATTCTTCTTGTCTTTGTTGTTCTAATTCAGCTTCTTGTTGCTAATTCTAAAAATCTTCTCTTTCTTTATATTCTTTTCGAATTCCCTCTACTTGTTTTTTATAAAAATCTTCATTCATCTTAGCGTTAGCTAAAACTTGTGCAGATTCATCTTCACTTAATTCCCCTACTCTTGATTCGAGGTCTAAGAGATATATTTCATCATCAGATAAATCATCAATCTTATAAGTTGGCTCCTAATTAGGAATTTCCATCTATTCTTTAATTGCTTGTAAATATTGAGAAGGAGACATATTCTTCTATCTAATATCATTAAGCAAATTAATCTCTTCATCTGATAAATCAGTTTCATTTTCGTGTTGAGGAACTTCTAAAGGAGTGTTTAGAATATTAATCTTTTCTTGTTTAGAAAGATTTCTCCAATCCATTTCTTCGATTTCTCCATTATCATTTTCAAACTTGATTTTGGACATATCGTCAATTCCTCTTGTTTTTAAATAATCCTAAATGAAATCATCCTCTACAGGTTGTCCTTCAGGCTAATTCTCTGGCTATTCATAATGGGGAGTGTAATCCTCATTATCAATGTCTTCAATGTTAATCATATTAATCCATTTTTACATATTTACTTATTAATTATCTAATAACTATTTATTTATCTTACCATTTTCATCTAAAAGATCGATAAAGGTATTTCCAATTCTAATTTTTAATTTTCCTTTAGTATTTAAAACTAAATAAGAATCAGTAGTTCCAACTTCCTCATAAGGTTCTCCAAACAATTGCGTCATAACTTTAAATCATTTATATTCCAAGATAATTCTTTAAATCCCATTCTTTTATGACCTTTTGGAAGTTTGCCTTGTTTTATATAATTATCAAAAGTAGCTCTAGAAATTCCTAAATAATCAGCAGCTTCTAGTTTACTTAATTCTTTTCTATTAAGTTTCTAAATAAATTCTAAAGCTTGTAATTGTTGTTCTTCACTCCAATGAGAATTTCCAGCATCTATATCATCAATGAACTACTA